TGTGTAGTATTTTGCTCGTCGTGGTCATTTCTGCTCACACTGGCTATTTTTGCCCATTTCGGGCAGTTGGCACGGAAGTTGAGTGTCGTTTTTTATCCACTCTATCGCTTAACATGGATATTTTCTATCCACCTTATTGGTCTATTATCGGCACTGCTACGCTCTATTTTTTCCTATCGCGTGGCACGGCTTTTGAATAGCGTAGCACTAGCACCGCTTCCGGCTTGCTTGCTATTACCACGCCTTTCCGCCTGCTTGTCGGCGTAGCTACATGCACGACGCTGCCTAGTGTCGGCACGTTTATCGGCCAGCTATACCATTGCGCGCTCATATCTTGCGCTTATTACATCCGCAGGACGTGACTGGGTGAGCCTTTGCAGTCAAGTTGCTGCCTCTCACATGCGACTCCGCCCCGCAATCGCATAGGCAACGCCATACGGTGTTCTTGCCATCCTTTCCAGAGGGTGAAATGGCGGTCAATAGGCCGAATCTACGGCCAGAAAGCATCTTGGTTCGTTCGTGCATGGCTGATATTGTATCGGCTCGCGCTGCGTTGGCAAGGGGATTTAGCTACCTAGCGATTTACCGTAGCTTCGCTCGACCTCGGCTGCTTTCAGCGACTAGCCTGCTTTCCCCTTTCTAAGTAGACTTCTAGTGGTGGTATGCGCGCCCCTAGTCGCCCCTATCTATCGCCTATTGCGCCAGTATTGCGCCAGTATTGCGCCAAATAAGCGCGCCTAGCCTATCGCATAGCATATCGGCTATATATCGGCTATGTATATGCGCGGACTGGCCTGCGATGCGCGTGCTTTGCGCTGAGGGTGCCGGGGATGCGCTGGAAATGCGCCTGTTTCGCGGTTTGGCGTGTCAACGTAGCGGAACGCGCTGAAAAGGCCGTGGCGGGGCTGCTAGGGGCCTTTGCGGGCCTGTCTAGGCGCGGGTGAAGTTGCGTGCGGCCATGTCCACGTGCTCGGCGTGCTCCTGGGCGTATCCGGGGCAGCGCCGGAGCAACCAGAGGTGGCAGGCGATCCGGATGTCGTCCAGCTTCTCGCCGTGGCGTTGGCTGGATACGGCGTCGCGCTCCTTCCAGCGGCTCTTGTAGTTGAGATGGGTATTGGCGGAGTGGGTGCGGTTTCTCATGGGGTGGGGTTTCAGAGGTTGAGGGTGCGGATTGTGGCCGCGAGCCTTTTAAAGGTTTTTTGACGAGGCGCGCAGGAATGGAAAAAGCTGAGGACGACAGCGCCCTCGATGCCGAGGCCGCGAGCCTTCGCTTTTTCGATCATCCCGTCCGTGATCTCCCGTCCTTGAGCAGTGTAGCTTTTGACCGGATGTTCGGAGTTGAACGCGGCGCGGATGCGCGGGGCGTGCGCGAAGCCGCTCATCACCGCGAGTGACGAGCCATTGTTTGCGTCGGCACCTTTGAGAGCGGCGGCGGTTTCTGCGGTAGTGGTGAATTTGATTTTCATTTTGTGATTTTGGACTGAATTTTAGCGGCTTCCATACTTTGCGTGGAAGAGGTCTTCGGATCGGAGGCTCGTTCCGTAGATGCGGGCTTTTTCTTCGGCGGAGTGTCCGCCGTGAGTGTCTTTTTCGATCTGGTCTTTTTCGGCCTGCGGCATCGCGGCTTCTTCAGCCATCATCGCGGCGAACAGGTCTTTTCCTTTGGTCTTCTTGGTGCGGTTTGTTTTCATGGGGTGGAATCTAGCGGGCATCGTCCGTGCGTCAACAGTTTTTTATTTTTATTTTTAGGGGTGTTCACAGCTGAGAATCATCGGCGTGTCCGCGTGCGTGCGGCCTCCATCGTTTCTTCCAGTCCGGTCACGTAGCTTCGCCAGTCTAAAATGCGAACCCATTTCGCGTCACGATCTCGCCAGTCGTGCCACTTGCGAGCGCAGAGGGTGGCGTAGAGGTTGCCGTTCCGGTTTGCCACGTTGTCCAGATTCTCCGACACGACGAACTCGTTGAACTCGCGTTCCGATGGGTATTGCCAAGGCACTTTGACCGTCTTGAGCTTTTCCTCCTTTGCCCGCATATCCGGCTTCGATTCTGCCGGAATTTCTTCCAAAAACTCCACACCGGAAACTTCCGGTGACTCTTTAGACTTCTTTAGACACTCTTTTGCATCGGATGGTACATCTTTAAGCTGGTACCTCTTAGTAGCGGCTTTCACCGTAGCCGGTGGGAACCGTAGCGGTTTTTTTCCGCTACGGTCAAAAAGGACGTAGCGAGTGGAGGAAAACATGCCGCCTCGCCGCGTTTTGATTTTCTCGATGTAGCCGGAATGCTCCAATTCTTTCAGGTGTTTCTGAACGCTTTCCCGGTGCCTGTCCATGTGCCGCGCGAGCGTGTTCAGTGACGGGAACGGCATTTCGCACTCAGGGCCGACGTAGCCCTTGATGATGATGTAGAGCAACCGCGCCTCGACTGAGAGGGACGTGTCGCGCACGAAACTGTTTTCAATCGGGAAGCGCCATTCGGCTTTTTGGGTGACGGTGTTCATTTCGCGCCCTCGATTATTGCGGTGAAGCGCGAGATCCACGCGATGCGATTTTGCCGAGTTTTCGCGCCGGTCGGATTTGCCGCTGCGTTTTGTTCCATCCATTTGGTATTCACTCGGAACATCCGATCCAATTCGCGGAGGCAAAGCTCCTTTTCCGTCATTTCGCGGCGAGGGATTTCTTTCTGGCACCGTGGGCACGCCTTCCATGTTCCCGGCAGTTTCGCCCCGCAGCACTCAAAGGCGTTTCGTTTGTATTCGTTCATTTTTGCAAAAGTTGCCCCTTCCGCGTCAGACCCGCCTCGAATGAGAGCGGCACGGAAGGGGCGATGAAAAAGGCTTTTGAGCCGGTCTGAATCGGCGCGTTGCCATGATTGACAACGCTGGAAGTATTGCACCGGCATGGCACGCTGGCAAGGGGATTCTGCCCGCCCCGCCATCAGGCAAGGGCGCGCGACGCAGTTTTCACCAAGGTTTGTTCTTGCTGCGTCGCGGGGATGTTCCCGGCAGGCTGGCACCGTAGCAGCGCACTGAAATCGTGCAAGCGGTGTTTCATCGCGCTGCGTAGCTGCCCCGCAAGTCAGCACTTTATGCACGGTCTGAAAATACTTTGAAAAAATGCTTGCGCGCTTTCAAGGGCGGCACTAGCTTGGCTCCAACGCAAGGCACCACGCCGAGCGGCAAACCAAAATCATCCGACAAAATGAACACATCACTTCCAGCCATGAACCTCACAATGACACCCCGCGAACAGCGCGAGATTCTTTTCGCAATCCGTGAACAGGATGCGCCTTCGCCCTACACCCTCGCGCGCACTCCCGCTATGCCATCCGATTCCATTCTCCTTGCCCAACTCATTGAAGCCATGACCCGCCGCAGCGAAAGCGGCGAACTTTACACCGCCCGCGAGGTGCTCTGCACGCTGCGCGGTGCCGCCGATATTCACGACTCCGCGCTGTCCGCCAAGATTGGCGCATACCTCGACGCATCCCGCGCCGCGCACGTTGCGCTCATCTGCAAATGAGCACTCCACACGACGGCGGGCCAGCGTTTCCGGTGGCATGGGAGTCGTCCGGCATGAGCCTGCGTCAGCACTTCGCAGGGCTGGCAATGGCCGCGCTGCTGAGTCGCGAGGACACCATCGCCAACGGCGCGGAGGAGTTGATGCACCGCGAGCTTGCACGGCTCGCATACCAGCAGGCCGACGCCATGATCGCCGCAGGGGAAGCAAAATGACGCGAGGCGGCAAACGTCCCGGCTCAGGCCGCAAGCGCAAGCCGCGCCCCGTGGCGCTGTGTATGCGCCTCTCGCCGGAACTGCACGCCGCATGGCTGGCGCGCAAGGGCACGACCAGCGGGCCGAAACTTCTCAAACACCTGCTTGAATTATGAAACCAATACTCATCCTCCTCGCATTCCTAATGCCAGCCATCGCGGGACTGAACGACCCGCCAGAGGCGCGCGGCACCATCATGGGCGCAATTGTTGACAAGCTGGAAAACGGCGACATTTTAATCGCCGCCGTAAAAGTGCGCTCGAAAAGCTACCTGCTCGACGACCAGTTCTACATCGTCATTACCGGCCTCCCCAAGGGCACGAAGGCGTATCTCGGCGAGTATTACAAATGCACGGGCGTCCCCGCTGGCGAGCGCGAGGTGCATCCCGGATACCGCCCCTATCCCGTGTTCAAATACGTCGCACCGTAGCATGGCCGCTAAACGCAAACCCGATGCCGCGCAGGATGCGGTGCAGGAACTCGCCGCGCCAGCCGTGCTCAAGCGGCTGCAATTGGACGCCGCGAAGTTCTCCGCGCAAATTGACGACGCGGAGGCTCGGCTCGCCGCGCTCGGCGAACTCAGCCCAAATGCGGCTGAGACGAAGGACAACCGCGAGCAAATCGCGCGGGTGGAGTGCGAACTTATCACGGCACGCGACAACTTCGGCAAAACTGCCAAAATCCTGCTGGCGTATGATCGCGGAGTCGCGACTGAGCGGAAGGACGGTGAAAAGATCAGCGTGGAGGAAGCGCGGGAAATCTTCGCGCAGTTGATGCTCACGATTGACCTCGCGCTCGAACAGCGAATCATTGCCGATGCCCAATCCGCCGCACTGTGCGACTCGCCAGAGGCTTTTCACCGCGCATCCGCTGACAACTGGCGGGCCGCGAAGGACGGGGCCGTGGCGAGCGCGAAGGCAGATTCCGTGCTGCCGAAATGGTTGACTGTATGAACGCCTACACACGCGAGCGCAACGCCTTATTTCTCAGACCGGACGGAAGCGTTTTCAGCCGAATCATCACGGAGACGGTGCGTGTTTCGCCGAGCGGCGAGCATGTGATTGAGGCGCAGCCGTGGCAAGGCGTGGAACCATCCGACCGCTTGCTATCGTGGGACAGCGCCGCCACAATCCGACGCGAGGAATCCGCCGCATGAAAAGGTATTGGAGCACACAGCAGCCCCGCGAAATGACAGCGGACGAGGCCAAGGAGTGGCACGCATTTGACGCGAAATTGACACCTCAGGACATTGTCGAAATGCAGACGATTGACGCGGATTGCAATGACTGTGGGCACTTCAAGCGGGGGGCGATTGTGGACAAAATCCCTGCTCTTTTTCCGAAAGGCGGCACGCTGCACCTTGGCGCGGGGAAATACTTCGAAGGCCATTGTGCAAAGCTCAACAAGTTAACGCGAGCATTCCCGACTCAATACAGCGGACGGGAATGTTTTGAACATCGGCGCGCAAATTTAATCGCATGAAAACGCTCGACTTCGCCCGCGCGCACGTCCGGTTTGACAAATCCTCGCCAATCACGGGGCCGTTTCGTGATGAGTTTTATCCATTTCTCCGCGCCCCGTTTGAGGCGGCGGATGATATTTCATGCAAGCGGTTAGTCATTTTTAAGGCGTCGTCCTGCATGGGCACCGTTGCCGGGCAAATTATCAATCTGAAGCGCATCGTGTGCGACGTGGGCGACCAGATGATTGTCTGCCAGACCGATGACGACGCGGCGACGTGGGCAAAGACGCGCGGGAAGGAATGGATTAGGAGCAACCCCGACGCCATGCGGCTGCTATCTCGCGACAAATACGCGATGACCAATGACCTTGTGCTTTTCCGCACGAAGTTCCTGCAAATCACTGGCCCCGGCATATCATCCGCGCAGTCCGTGCAGGTGCGTTACTGCCAGACCGATGAGAGCCATCTGGAAAGCTATCCTGACGGACGGCTCATCGAATTTGAGAAACGCATGGGCGGGCGATGGGATAGGCAGGGCACGCATATCACGACCGCACCGGATGAAGGCCGCGAGGTTGCGACGTTCTACCTTGCCGGGCAACAGGACGAATGGAACTTCCGCTGCCCGAAATGCGAGCGGCTAGTGTGGCCGCTATGGGGCGAAGATTCCGGGAAACATTACAACGGCGTGAAAGTTTTTGGTTTTGATTCGATGCGCGATAGCGTCGTTTTTATGTGTCCACATTGCGACCATATTTCAAACGACACCGCGCGCGACCGCTACGCGCTCAACCGCGATGGCGATTACGTCGCGCAGAATCCAACGGCACCGCCAGAGACGCGCAGCTTCCGCTGGAGTGTCTTTGCCGCGCATTGGATTTCATGGCGGGAAATGCTCATCGAAAGCAACAGCGCGATGGATGCCGCAAAGCTCGGCAATTTGAAGCCGTGGGAGGATTTCGAGAAAAAACGTCTCTGCAAAATCTATGTGCCGCGCCTGCCAGATTTCGGCGACGCGAAAGGCAATCGTGACTACCGGCTCGGCGACGTGTGGCAGCCGGGGGGTGAGACATTGCGTGTCCTATCCTGCGACCCGCAGGCGGGCAAGGCAGGCGAGCCCGCGCACCGGCACGCGCTTGTGACGGAATGGGACAGGCAGGGCAACTCCCGGCGCGTGTGCTACCGGCGAATTGACACGGCGGCGCAGCTTCACGAAATGGCGGCGGAGTTTGGCGTGAGCGAAGGCAAGCCGGGCAAAAATTCGCACGTCATAATTGACAGCGGGCACGAACCCCGCCGCACGTTTCGGGAGTGCGGGCAATTCGGATGGTATGCGTTCAAGGGGAGCGACCTCCAGCAGTTCCACGCAATCAAGCAGGGCATCGGCGCGGACGCGATGAGCGTCACCCATCCAATGCCGTATTCGCAGCCGGAGCCGCAATCCGGCGTTGTCGGCGAGGCACTGCCAAAAAGCGCGCGAAAGGTCAAGGCGGGGCGTTTGCCGGATGGATGGGCGTATTGCATCACGTCGCACAATCCAGAGCTTTACGGATACCTCTACGCGCTCATTACGGGCACTTCGGGCCGCTATTTCGGCATCGCGCATGACATGCCGGAGTGCTACGTGAAAAACATGCCGGGTTTCATGCCGTTGATCGAGCCGGATAAGAAAACGGCGACGGTGAAGAAAATCGTGTGGAAGAAAATCCGCGAGGATCATTATTGGGATCTCGAAGTGATGGCGCTCGTCATTGCGATTCGCAGCGGCTTCTTCCCTCTCGGCAAACAATCCGAGATTGACACGCCTCCCGCGCCCGTGTAAATACACGGCAAACCATGCCATCTCCGCAACGCCTTTACCGCCATTATTCCACGCCGGATTTGGCGGCTGCGTTCGCGACGGCCAAGAAGGAACTGGAGGAGTGCTGGCAGTCTCTTGGCGGAGGCGCGAAGAGCGGCACGAAGGCCGTCACGGAGGCCAAGTTGAGGCTGCACGAAATCAACGCTGAAATGGATTTTCGGGCGGGCATTATGACGACGAAAAAAGTGAACATGGATTTGACCGGATACAAATGAGCAAGCGCAACCGATACCAGAAACGCGACACGGCAACCCTTGAACGGTCAAAGCGCAGCGGACTTGCGCTCGCTTCGATGGCGAGCTATGACGGCGCGATGCCCGACAAGACGCGGATGATGTCGAATCGCATCGGCACTAATCCAAACTCGGCATACGCGCAACAGCAGCGCGTCACACTCATGTGGCAGGCCGAGGACTTAGTGAAAAACTCGGACTGGGTTTCCGTTTGCTATTCCCTCAAACAATACTGCCAGCCGATTGGCTACCTTGCGCAGACCGGCGACCCGGCGCTCGACAGCGAAGTGAATGGCTATATGCGCGACGTGATGAAGCGCGGCGGCATTAACCAGTCCGCGCTCTCCGCTTTTTCGTGCGCAGCCCACGTTGAAATGCCAGTGCGCGGTGATTCGATTCTGGAGCGGTATGACGACGAAACGCAGCTTCGCTTCATCGTTCGATGCGCCGATCAAATCGGTGAGCTTTACCGTTTCGTAAATCCTGCCAGCTACGGTGCCGAGGCATTCGTGCAGCCGCCCGCGCCGAGTGTGCGCTACATTGCCGGAATTTTCCTATCGCCGAATGGGATGAACGAAGCGTTCAAGATTTACGAGCGCGGATACAATCAGACCTACCTCAACCCGCAAATCGTCCCGGCGTGCAACGTCATTTATTTTCAGGACAATCTGTTCGACGGGCATCGCGGCGTGAGCAAGTTTGCGCCTGCAATCCAGAGCATCCAGAAGCGAAATAAAATCTGGCAAAGCGGGATGGACAGCATGGCGATTCAATCGAAGATCGCAGCCATCGCCAGCAACGCCAGCGGCTCGCCTGACCCGCTGGACTACGAGACGACCACGAACTCAGACGGCACCATCACCTACACGGAAAAGATGGCAGACGGTGCAGTGGTGAAATACCAATTCAGCGACGGCGACAGCTATCAGTTTATGAAGTCGGAAGCACCCGGCCCCGCGCTTTTGCAGGGGCTTGACTACTCCGACGAACGTACATGCCTCTCGCTTGGATTCCCGAAGGCGTTTTTGATTTCCGCGCGCGATGGCGGCGGCGCTCCTACGCGCTTCGATATGTCCCGCGCAGGGCGGGAAATCATGCGACTCCGCAATGACGTGTATCTTCCGCGCTTGGAGAAAATGGCCTATCTGTTTTTGATGGACGGCATCGCGCGCAAAAAACTCCCAGCCCGCGCTGGCGTGCTCAACGGGCATTGGCACTGGCCTTCGCTGCCAACGGCAGATGCCTTTAGGGACGACAAGAGCGACGTGGAAGCGATGCGCGCGGGCCTCACGACGCGCACGGCAATCATCGCCAAGAATGGCGACGGCACGTTCGAGGACGTGCTTGCGCGCGGCACGCAGGAAGCCATCGCCATCGAAATGGCAACGCAGGATGCGAACCGGGAGCTTGTGCGGCGCGGATACAAGCCCACCGTGGCAGACCTGAACATCGCGCAGGACACGGCAAACCCAGCGCAGCAACCGGAACCCGCGCCCGATGCAAACAAACCGCAAGGCGAGGCTCCTGCGAACGCTACGGCGGCACTGGCGTTTGACGAATCGAAACACCCTCGCGCCGATGATGGCAAGTTTGGCGAGGGCGGCGGTGGAGGCGGAAAGGCTGAAGAGATGGGCGAGGGCGCGGACGGAAAGCAAAAGCCAGTCTCGCAAATGTCCAAGGGCGAAAAGAAAACGCACGACATGCGGAAAAAGCTGGAATCATTGCGCGCGAAAAATGCGGAAGGCGCAAAGAAGCTCGCGGACACAAATGCGCGCGTCTCGGAATTGCACTCGCAGCTTGTGGAACAGCTAAAGGCGGGCACCGGCACGGCAAATGACGACTTGAAAAAGACCGTGAACGAACTCGGCGCGAAGATTGCGGAGACGAAGATGCACACGAAAACCATCCAGCACGCGCTGCGCGGGGAGGACATTGCCGCCGATGAGCACGGGCAAGATTCGCCGCAGCATGAAGCGGCGCGGAAGCGCACGGAATACGTTGCGAAGCTAGCTGACTTCGACGAATCGAAACACCCCCGCGCGGATGATGGCAAGTTTGGGAGTGGCGGGGGCGGAGCGAAGAAAGAGGATGCGCCTGCGAAGAAGGAAGCCGCAAGCCCAAGCCAGAATGGCGGGAATGTCCGGGAGAAAATGGAACACGAATCAATTCCAGATACCGGAACAATGGCTAGACACCTAAAGAAAAATTATGCGCTCGATACCGAAACAGCAAAACGATTAGTGCAACAGCAGACAGGATTACCGAAGGGAAATTTCGTATTGAAGCCCGAACAGGCAAAAAAAGTATTGGACGCCGCGAAGCAAATCCGAGACGGAGCATCATCGGCTCCAAAAGATACGAGCCAAAAAGCAATAGCATCCGATCTTTTCAAAAGCGGGACATACGGCAAAACTTACGGTTTAGAAAAAACAGAACCACGACAAGATGTAGGCGGCGCTTATTCAACAGGTGGATTCAATTTCGAGGGAAGGCCCAATCAAGAGTTTTGGAATGATTGGACTGAAAACAAAGAAGCCATGCAGGAAAAAGGTTGGCGCGCATATAAAGACGGAGGCGGATACGCCATCAAATTCACGGTTCCAATTTCACACGTCGCGCACGCTGAATCAATTCCAGACAAACAATCAGCATGATCCACGCCCTAACCAGCATCGCCCCGAAATGAAGCCTATCCCGCACACGCAGATTGCAAGGCTCCGCGCATCGCGAGACGTGCGCGCAAAGGAGCTAGCCGGGGAGCTAGGAGTTCATCCAGTGCATCTATCCTACGTGGAAAACGGGCGCAGGCAAAGCGCAAGTCTAGTGCAGCGCGCGGTGGCGTTTCTCTCGGCACTCCCCGCGAAAAGATAACGCGTTAAGCGTCGCCGCTTTACGTGATAGCATGGCCGCGCTAGACATGCGCTGTGCTCGCAACCTTTCAAGCAACTTTTCGCAAACCGGAAATCACGGCGGATGACCGTGCCGCTGGCATCATTCGCGGCGTGTATGTGATGGAGCTTGGCAAGCTGGCGCAGTTTTCCGCCCGCAGGGACGACGGAACAAAAACGCATAGGGCTGTAACGCTCGACGATGCCCACCTTGCCGCCTTGATGAACCACGCGGGCAATCGCAGCATCCCGGTTCACATGACGCACTCTCACACGTCCAAAGAACAGGACGGGCTTGTGACGAAGGCTGGCGCGCTAAAGGGATTTTACCGCGACGATTCCAAAAACCTCCGCGCTGATTTGCATCTTGCTCCCGGCGCAACTCGCGAGACGGCGCTTTGGCACGCGGAACATGACCCTGAGAACTTCATGCTCTCGGCGGTTTATTCGTTCCTTCCCGATGACCCGCTTTGCATCCCGCAGGATTTCCAAGCCGCCGACCTTGTGGAAAAAGGCGCGGGCGTCACTGCACTTCTCGCAGCCGATTTAATAACCTCACCTATGGACGAAACCACCACACCTAATGTTGACGACCTGCTCTCTAAGTTGAGCACGGCTTGTCAGGCCGACCCGCACACGCTCGCCGCAGTCAAGGCGATGCTCAAATCCATCGAAAAGGCTGACAAGCCCGAAGATGAAACCGAAGTCACGGAAGTCGTGGAAACTCCGAACGATGACGCCGGAGCCGTCGCAGCTATGGCCGCGCTGGAAAAGAAGTTTGAGGCTCGCCTTACCGCGCAGCTTGCCGACTTCACTAAGGCGCAGGAGAAATCCAAGGCTGATTTGCTCATCGAAGCCAAGGCGCAAATCATCGCGGAACTCGGAAGCGTCAAAATTCCCGCTGAAAAATCCAAGGCCGAAACCGCGCTTTTCGGTATGCAGAAAGTCAAAGCAGCAATCACCGCACAACTCGAAAAACAGAAAAACTAACCACCCACAAAAATGGCATATTCCTACCTCACCATGCTCGACCTCGCGAAGGTCAACGGCTCAGACCAGACCGTTGGACTTATCGAGGAAAACTTGAACGCCGCACCGGAAGCCGCAATCCTTCCCGCGCGTCAAGTTTCCGGCACGTCCTTTAAGTCGCTCGTCCGCACCGCTTATCCTTCCGGCGCCTTCCGCTCCGCAAACGAAGGCGTTGAGCCGGTTAAAAGCACCTACCTCAACAGGACGCATGAGACGTTCTACTACGACCTGCAACTCGAAATGGACGCTGCTATCGCCAGCGCCGACGAGAATGGCCCTGAGCACGCCCTTGCTATGGAAGCGGACGGCGCGGCGCGCGGCTACATGCTCGACATCGGGCCGCAAGTCTGGTATGGACGCGGCACGAACGGCGACGCCAAGGGATTCCCCGGCGCGAAGGAAGTCGTGGATTCCGACCTTGTGCTCGACGCCACAGGCAACACGGCTGACACCGGAAGCTCCGTGTGGGCTATCTGCGCGATGCCTAAGTTCTTCGAGCTTATCTTCGGCAAGAACACCGTGCTCGAAGTCGGCGAATGGCGCAAGCAGACCATCACGCGCAGCTCCAAGGAACTGACCGCGTGGAAAAACTCGTTGGAAGGCTGGGTGGGCGCGGCGTTCTATTCCAAGTTCGCAGTTGGCCAGATTAAGAATCTGACCGCGCAGAGCGGAAAGACGCTCACCGACTCGCTGCTTTCGCAGCTCATCCAGAAGTTCCCGATTGGCGTGAAGCCGACGCACTTCTTCATGAATCGCCGCTCGCGCCAGCAGTTGCAGGCGTCGCGCACGGTTACTCTGTTCGGACAGGGCACGACCCGCCCGAATCAGGAACTGCTCGCGCCGATTCCCGACAGCTATGACGGCATCCCGATTATCTGCACGGACTCCATCCTGAGCACCGAAGCAATCGCTTAACCTAAACCACTAACTAACACACCATCATGGCTAACGAATTCGGACGTAATATTCAAGACGCGGTTTTTACCACGTCTAAGGCGCTCCCCGCCGCATCGGCAACCAATGTCTCTGACTCATTTGACCTCGGCAATGTCGGGTTCAAGCCGGAAGAGTTGGAAGTCGAAATCAGCGTGCCAGCAATGGCGCTTCACGTCACCGCGAACAACACGACGATCACGCTCCACGACAGCGCCGACAATTCCAGCTTTGCTGAGGTTGTCCCGATGACGCAGGTGAAGGTTCTCGGCGTTGTTAGCACCGGCAGCGTCGCGGTTCTTTGCCGCTTCCGCCTGCCTCCCAACACCCGCCGCTACATCGCGTTTTCGCAGACGTGCGGCGCGACGGACACGCTCACGGCAACGTCCATCACCTACACGCTTCGCTTCTAACCCACGCACAATCAACCTAAGACGCCGCGCTGTTTCATTGCGGCGCGGCGTCTTTCCTTTTCCTACTTACTAAAATGGCTGCACTCTCACAAACTCCCGCTTCAGTTCTCCGCTCCGTCAACGGCGTCATTGGCACCGGCATCGCCGCTTCCGGCGTCACCATTGTTGCCGGTAACATGGTATCACTCGACTCGGCGACTAACACCTACAAGCTCGCCGACGCGAACGTCAGCGCCGTCAAAGTTCCTGCCGGAATGGCGCTCGGCGGCGCAGGGCCGGGGCAACCGTTTTTCTTCGTGAGCGGCGATAGTTCGCTCACGCCGGGATGCACGATGACGGTTGCAAATGTGATTTACCTTTCGCCCACGGCGGGAGCAATCACTGAGACTCCGGCAGACGTGGCAAGCGGTGAATGGCTTGTCCCGATTGGACAGGCGATCACGGCAACCACGATGCGCCTGAGCATCACCGGCGACGCAGTAGCGAAGCCCTAACGCATGAGTTGGGTTGCTTCAATGGCCGCGCTGAACACGGCGTTGCTGGCAATCTTCCCCGATTCCATCACGTTTAACGGCGCGACCATTGCGTGCATCGCCCCGCCGCTGGATTTGTTCAAGACGATCAACCCCAACACATACGACGCCAAGGTGACGTTCTCATTCCAGATACTCGAAAGTGACCGCGCAACGGCGGGCATCAAGCTGAAAGACACAATCGAATTTGCCACGCCCTACGCCTCCGCCTTTGGCGAGGGGCGGACAACGCTGGCATTCCAAGTCGCAAACTTCCAGCCCGACAAAGACGATTCAATCGTGCGGCTGATTTGCAACCTCAAACAATGAGAAACGCCGGCTTCAAAATGGACATGAGCGGGATTCGTCGCAAGCAAAAGGAGCTTGCGGCTATCCCCGCGCGCATATTCAAGCCGGAAATCAGCAATTACTTCCTCCGTCCTTCGCTCAACAAAGCCAAGGCCGCGACTCCCGTGCGCGACCTTGCCACAATCCGCGAGAATCAAGTCGGCAAGCCCAACAGCCAATATGCCAAGTGGAGGGCAAGGGGAGGCGGGCAGGGCGTTACAAAGGCGCAATTCTTGGCAGACCGCGCGCCCGCACGTTTCCTGTTTCAACTGCAATGGGTGCAAGTGGGCTATTCGCTCGGCGTGAATGTCACCGCGTCGGCGGCAGTCCTCTCGGCAACCACGCGCAACCACAACGAGCCTGACATTCCGCAAGGGCGCGGGCAATGGCACGGCGGGCAGACCAAGCTGACGGCGAGCATCAGCGTGCCGTTTCTCGACGCGCCCGAGCGCAAATACAAGCCCTTCACCGGGCAAGGCATCCTGACGCCTATCATGGCCGCGCAGTTCCCTGTTTTCAACCGTGCGTGCGAGCGCAAGATGAAGCGCGTTGTCGCTGCAATCGCGAGGAGCTAAGATGGAACTCTCCGAGATCCTCCAACTTGAAGAAAACGCCGAAGCCGTGCTCATCGGCGCGCTGGAATCTGTTTGCCCGAACATCTACGGATCCCGGCAAAGCGACACGAGCGAAAGCCCGCGCATTTCGTGCTCTGTTATGGTGGGCGCACAGTTTCAAGAACAGAAGCTCACGATTGGAGTTGAGCCGTTTTTTGTCCATTCCGCCTACGAATGCCGGGCCGAGTTTGTCGTGACGACGAACAGGACAAGCGAGGAAACTACCGGCGCGCACAACACGCTAGTCGGCAAAGTCGCGCAACGGCTGAATGAGTTCTATCTGTTGCAATACCAGAACGAACAGCTTGCGGGCAACAGCGCGGCGCTTCCGTGCCTCGTCACTCAGGTCAAACCTGCCGAATCAGACAACTCGGAGCAGGACATGGAAAACCTCGACAACACGACGCTCGCAATCACTTTCATCCTCGTCATCAATCCCGCAGCACTAACCAGCCTCAACTAACCCACCATTATGCCATCACCCAATCGCGTTCTTGTCCTCGCACCCGGCTACGGCGTCGCGCCCGTCACGACTTCCGAGTCTGTCACCTACAATGTGAACACTGAGGAAATCACTCAGAACAACATGGAGGATCACAACAAAGACCAATACGGCAACCCGAACCAGTCCATTTACCAGAAAGATTTGTATGACTACAAGGCCGAGTGGCAGCTTGCCAGCAGCAGCACGCTACCGCCGACGTTCGGGACGACATTCACGCGCACCGTCGAAAACGAGTCGGGTGCGATCACGTTTGTCGTCTTAAAAGCTACCGTTGCCAAGACGACCGAAACGAAGATCCGCACGGCGTCTATCGAAGCGAAGCAGGCCAACGGCGGCGCTGGCAACGTCTCGACCTCCAACAGCTAAGGCATGTGTCGGACGTTACACTTGATGACCATGCGGACGCGCTAGACAGCGAGCGGAAAGACCGTGCCGTGGCGATGCTCGGCTTGCCAGAGCTAATCGCGGGCGTGCAAGTTGAGCCGCTGACGCCTCGCCGTTTGGAATGGCTGCGCGCAATGGGCAACCCGTTCGTTTGCGGCGGCGAGTGCCCTATTGCGTCCATTCCCGATTTCCTTTGGTATATCACAAAGGATTTCGCGTTTGGCGACGATGAGCGGCGGCGGGCGTTTCTCGCTGCGATCCTCGACCTCGACGTGGACGAAGCGCGCGAAGGAATTGACGAATACCTCGACCGCGCATTTCTCGACGCCGGGCCGGGGCGCGAAGGCGTGTCATTCTACGGCTCCACGGCGGGCCTCTACTGTTCGCTGAACACCGCCTATCCCGGCGCAGGATGGCACCTAGAGCGCGTTCTGGATACTCCGCTGCGCGTTCTCTATCAGTTGATCAAAGCGGCAGACGACGCGCGAGGATGCACGATGCAAAATCGCCGCTCATCGCCGCTCATTTCCAAATTCCTTTCCGAGATTGAGCACTTCGAGCTTTCCATCGTGGCGGACTTCGATGCGGAGATGGACGCATTTGTTGACGCGAAGTGTGCGGAGGGGTATAAGCTGTGCAGTGAACCGATTCAGAAGATCAACCTTGCGATCCCGGCAGCTTGCCAGCAAGACGCGCCGTGGATTGTGCCGATGCGGAAAGTGAGCTAACATGGCCAAGAACGATTTCACAGCGCAGGCGGGCATCAGTTTGGAGCAATGGGAGAAAGACATTGCGAACATGTCTGCTGGAATGGACAAGGTGAATCAACGCGCCGACAAACTGGCGAGTGGATTGAACAAGGTTGGAAGCGGTTTGAAGGTTGGAACAGCCGCCGTTTTCGGTACCGCAATCGTGGGCGAACTTGCCGGGGTGAATGTGGCAGTCGGGGACACTTCGCGAGCGTTCAAGAATTTAAACGCCAGCGCATTTGGCGACAAAGCTCCAGAGGGATTTCACAGGTTTGCCAACGCCGCGCACGGGGCCGCGAATGCCACAGACGGAGTCATTCGCAAGATTCCGATAGTCGGTGAAGCAATTTCAGACCTTTCAAACGTAACTCGCAAATACGCAGAGGATGAGCAGACCGTTGTTGTATTGACCGGAAAAGAAGCCGAATCCGTTGACGCATTGGCGCAAAAGCTGAAAGAACTTCGCGACGCTCGCACATCCGAACACGACAAGACGATCCGCAATGAAGATAGCTTGCGCCGGTTGGGAGGCTCCATTGACGAAACATCTCGGAAATATACGCAGGCGGTGCAGCGCGAATTGGACGCGGGCGAAGAAAACAGCGCGGGGCAAATGCAGCGCATTGCGCTCACTCAGCTTGAAACAGAGCGGAAACAAAAGCTCGCGTCACTTAGCGAATCGCTAAAAAATCAGCTTGGCGAAAAGGGAGACGCGGGCGGCAAGATGTATGAAGCCGGAGCGAAAAAGATTGAGCGTGAAATCGCACTTAAAAAACGCTCGCTGGAATTTTCCGAGACTCAGGAAAAAGTCGCAACAAATCTGAATGACAAATCTGCCGCGACCACGATTGAATACGACAGGCAGCTTGAATTGCAGTATTACAAGATTGTGGCGAACGAAACAGAAACCGCGCAAGCTGAAAAACTGTTTGGAAAGCAGTCTTTGATTGCCAGTCAGCTTCGCGCGCAAGGCAATCAGCTTCACATTCAAAAACGGGAAATGGAGTATCAGCACGCCACCGCCATCACTATGGCAACCGATGCCGTTTCAGCCATTCAAGCGCAGATGGCTGGCAATAAAGCGTTGGCAGGAATTGAGCAAAACCGCGTGGCGCACGCGCAAGCAATCCGAGACGCGCTAAGGCAAGGCCATCCAGAAATTGCAAAGCAGATTGCCATGCAGCAAGCCCTTGGAGATTTAGACGTGCGCGCGAAGCAACTTCGCCGCACTCCCAAGCAAGTGCGCGATGAGCGAAAGGAGCAGGAAAAGCAAGACCGCGCCATCCGTCAAATTAACGCAGCGGAAAAACTGAACCCCAACGCGGTTGCAGCGGATGGCAGGAATCATGTCAGCAAAGCAGCCGCGCTAGCCCGTGCCGAGTTTGCAGCACGACACGCCGCGCCGATACTCAAAGCCGCTGACAAACAGTTGAACGAAATCAAGGCCAACACTATCGTGGTTCAACAAATCAAATCGCAATGAGCACTCCAAACAGAGTAATGGTGGGCACGCTCTCATCCGTCACCTTTGACGGGCCGGGCCGCTACGTGCGCCCGTTTCAAGACAAGGGCGACACGCAGAGCTTCGAGTGGCATATTGACTGCTACCAGTTGGCCGCGAATTTCACGCCGTTCCAAAACTCGCGCTTCTACTCCACCGGCTTCGTGTCGCCAGTTGAAAACATGCAATATGTCACCACGTCGCTTGGCGTGGCATACCTAGTGCATGAGGAGCAGCCGGAATACACCGCGTGCAAGGGGTGGCTCAAATTCAAACGCGTGTATGCGAGTCTGCCAATCACGCGGCAGGAAGGCACTTCCGTTGTCCATTCGTTCCAATTTTACAGCACGTCCGCAAGCTATGACTGGACGGAACCACCGCCCGCGCCGGAAGTGGCAGAATGGCCGCTAGTATGCACTGGATACTACCTTTACGAATACTTTCTGTCATTCTGGCCGGAACCACTTCGCGCGCCGAAAATCACGTCCCTTTTCGGATTCCTGCTAATGACGAACATCCCGCCAAACACAGGCACGTTCGTATCGAAGGATTCCGAAATCAGCATTTACAAAGGCAGCATCATCGAGCGCAAAACGCTCTACGTGAACACGCCGACGATTGCCGAGCTTTCCGCCTAATATGGAACCCGTCCAACTAGCCAACGCAGAGAACGCCTTCGAGGGCGGTGTTCTGGACAAGAAGTGGATGTTCAACGTCGTGGGGCACTTGAACCTTTGGCACGCTGGCGAGGTGAAGCTGCCATCGTCGGAGTGGGGCAGCGGCAAGATACTTGTGAGCAATACCGGATGGGTGGTTGACCTCACGCGGCTAAAGGTGCCAGCGTCGTCTCAGGTGCAAGCCTTGCGCGAGTT